GTACGCAGCTACAGATATCATTAATAATGGCCTTAACAAGCCGGGCAGCAACGTTCGCGTTGTATCTGCCGTTTCTGATACCTATACTCATGTACACAAGTCTAGTACTTTTGAGCACATAGTCAAATGTAGGTGTCGTGTTATGCATAATTATGCATTCGCACACCCATCTGCCGGCCATACTATGGCCCAGCTTGGAATCGATAATCCGGTTGCAACGCTGTATGCTATCCAGCCTCTCTCGTTTGTTCTCGATTGGTTTCTTCCGATCGGGGACTTTCTTGAGGGCTTTACTGCTCGCAGTGGTCTTGGTAGTGGTGATTCACAAGTACTGTATCATACGGTACATACGATGAAACCAAACTACTCAAACTACATCAATGGCGTACTTGAGAATAAGATAGTGCAGAGGCGGATTATTTCACCGCTCCCTTCGTTACCTGACTTTCAAGTCCCTGACCAACTTGGTCAAGCCATAACAGCGCTGGCGTTAATACGTCAATTATCTTAACCTTAACTGCCTAACGGCATGGAGGGCGTTATGCCTAACATTTCAACTATTACGCTGCCTGCAGCGTCCCTTAGTAGTGCAACTTCGGATGAAGCTTACACTATCATCGATCGTCGTGAAGGCGTATCTACATTTCGTTATAATGGTGGTGGGCCACTTGCGTTAGCGACGCGTTTTACTGTTGCTGTTAAACAGCCACATGCGTCTAGCAAGTATGCCCGCGTGACTTTGACTCTGGTTAAACCAGAGAAGTATACAGACAATGATACAAGTCTGCAACACCAAAGTCTCTTAAACCGTGCAACCCTCGAGTTCCAAGTTGATAAAACATCAACCTCAGAACAAATTCTTGCAATTGCCGAGCGTATGCTCGCATTCTTGCAAGATTCGAATGTTACACAGTCAATCACCAACGTAGAGGGTTTCTACTAACAGGGGGTCCTATATGGAAGAGCATTATGATATCTACTTCACTCTGGTGACGATTCTTGAATCGTTCCTAGAGATCGTAGTATACTATTTTGCATCATTCGTTATGGCCATACCCGGTTAGTACCTCGTAGTAAACGGAGAGCTTTGCTTTGACTAAAGCCAAAGTGAAAAAGGCTAAAAAGCCTCGGACAGGTAAAAAACCTGTACCACAGGTCAGCGAAATTAAGTTCGTGCGGAAATTGGCGCTCTGTAATAAGACGCCATACGCACTTGCTTATATAGCTAAACCTAACTCTCATGCGAACCCAGCATTATCTGCTGAGTCGTATAAATGTGTTGATAGCTTTAAACACGATTACCTGCTTTACAACGTTATTCGTAAGTTTAACGGGAAAGTGGTGTT